TGCAAAACCAGATGCACCGCTACTTACACCTTCAACAAATGAAGAATCAGGAAGTTGAGATGAACTAATTGATTGATTTAGAGTAATCTCTGTAAAAGTCTGAACATCAAACAAGTAGAGATCAAACACTGATCCATTATTTGAATATGAAGCATCAGTCAGACTATATGAATAAACTCTTGCTTTACCAACCTGTGTTCCAGATCCAGCAGTTGCATTCAGAGTTGTTTTTCTCTGATTAAACAAACTTACAGTATTATCGTTATTATTAACACCAACAAAAGGAGAACCAGCAACGTGGTTGATTCTCAAGAGAGTTCCAAACTCAAAAGGAACCAAAGCATCAGAAATTGATCTTGTATCTCTTGGTTTTTCAACATCCAGAACTGTTGTGGATACAGTCTCTACATCATATCCTTTTACGTATGCTTTTCCTGCACCAACTTTTACTGAATACAGATCTTCAGATGGTGTATTGCCTTGATCTGTTATCTGACCTGGAAAATATACACCCTCATTAGACATTCTGTCGTTCAGATTCTCTGATGTGGTAACATCAAAGTTTCCAATCGAATAATCTCCAGATTCTTCAAAAGTTCTTTTTGCAAAGTAATCTTTGATGATGCTATAAACAGAAGTGTTTTGTAACTTCTTGATTTCTCCATCTTCAATTCTCAATAGTTCGACGAATGTCTTATCGTCGTAATCGTTGAGAAGTTTCTTGGAAAGTTTTGTGGAGATCTTCAGTCTATCTGCACCTGGTGCAGCAAAGTTAGAAAATCCTTTAGCATTATCATAAAGAGAAGGATCATCTTTTGCTGTAATGATCGCTTCGGTGATTTCTAAACCAACTCTATAGGATGGAGTGTTACTATAAGCATCCAGAATAATTTTATCTTGGGTTACATCAACAAATGTACCTCTGATGAAATAAACACCATCTCCAATAGAAGCACTACTACCAACAGCAGCAGCATCTTCATCTATAACTGTAGCAACAGTATCTCCTGCATTGACTGAGGTATTACCATAAGTAAAACCTTCTTCAGTAATCAGAACCTCACCATCACTAAATGCTGCAATTTCGTTACTATCATCAGAATCGTGATATCTAACAAAAAGAGTCAGATCTGTAATCCCTTCTGCAGGAGAAACATCCAGAAACTTATCAACAGTAGCAGTTACACCTGAAACTTGCCCTTTTAATCTCTTTCCTACCAGTTGATCTGCATATGCCGTTACAGGGATCCCCAGATAGTCTGAGTTGATTTTTAATGAGTTATATTCACCATCATAATTAACATTTCCAGGGATCACCATTGATCCCTCTTTGAAAATATGACTACCGAAACTTTCTATCTGATTCTGCAGCATAGACTGCAGAGTAGTTAGTTCTCTCGCTTGAACAGGGTATCCTGGTTTGAATAGGACACGATAAAAGTTATCGTCCTTATCAAAATCATCAAAATATGGGCTTATATTGAGATTCGTTTTTTGTGGCATTTTTTAGAATTCCAGGATAATTTTAACGTCTTCTTTTTGTCTAGAATTTCTGGAGATAGCAGGTCTATTGTCGATATAGATGATGTCCCCTGATCCTTTATTTATCTCTGGTGTAGCAACTCCATTTGAGAAATTAACACCTAAAGCAATAACTTTAGATCCAGTTGGATTTGTTGAAACTCCAGTAAATGCAGTATCAATCGTTCCAGAGAAACCACCATCACTCGTCACAGCATTTGCACTAGAAGCAAAATCATAAGCACGTGCAGAAGTTGTTACTCCAATATAATCAGTCTCATCAAATGTTGTTTGGTTGTAGAACAATGATCTGTCCTGAACATACTTAACAACTTTGGTTTCAGTATCGTACGAATATACAAATGCTTTAGCAGTTCCATCAGTTACAGTCTGACTAATCTCATCACCAACTGCTAGAGTTCCAGAAGTTGTTGAGAACATAATTGCTCCCATCGATGAATATTGATTATCTGTAAATACTGAGGTGCCGCCAATAGCAGTTGGATTTTTAACAACTCCTACTTGAGCAAAAGTAACATCTACTGGGAAATCTTTTGTTGAGTCATCAAAACGTGCATAAAGGAGAACACGTTCAGCACCCAGTTCTTTGTAAATATCATACCCGTGACCTTTTGAAGGTGGGATGATCGGTGTTAGTTTTGCTTTAGTCGTAGAAGTTGAGTTGATTGATCCAAGATCAACCATTCCATAAGAATAGTTTTTACCACCAGCAGAAACTGAAGTATCAGTAATCCTACCTTGAGCATCAACATCAACAACTACTTTAGCACCACTCCCATCACCCAAAACATCTAGTTCGTGAGTTCCTTGAGAATAACCAGCGCCACGTTCATCAATATAGACCTTCTTTAACTGATTCTCATTAACAGTAGAATCACCATTATCTCTAACTGCAGCGATTTGAGCGTTTGTTGTTGTCGCCCAATCATTTGGTAGTGTGATATATTCTGTAGAGTCAAACTTGATAACATCGCTTGGAGCAACTGAGAACAGATACTTCCAAACGTATCCATCACCACTAACACCTGCTTTCGATGGCTCAAGATCAGTGAATGTTGGTTCATCAAGAGATGCATTACCTGTTGTAGAGATACCAGAGGAACCGTTATCAATACAAACATAGACTTTGAACTCACTATTCATTACATAGTAGTTCGAATCATACAATCTTGCAGCTTTAGATACTGGAGACAGACTGTTAATACTGTAGTCGTGGCGATACATTTCATATCGCGTTCCTTGAGTCCAATCTATCCTTCGAACAACCCTTCTAATGTTTGAGGAAGTAACCTTCCTACCAAATTCCATATTATCACTAACAAATCCTTGATACTCAAAGTTATCAATAGGACTTGGAGTGTTAGAGTCCCAAGTGGATGATCTCTCATAACCACTCGCTGCAGGATTTCCTAATCCCACAAAGACGTAATATGCATTAGAAGTATTTGTGACGGAATCTACGAAATTTTCCGCATTCAATATTCTAAACTGATCTGTTACAATGGCCGCCATCGTGCTAGCTTTTTTCTATATTTATACTTTATCCCAGATCGTTTCTAAGAGCGCCTGAGTCTCTGTGTCCAAATGTTCTTCTTTGAATAGTTGGATATGTGCTGAGACCTGCAAATGTGAGACCAGTAACACCGATAGAGATTGGTGTGCTGTTATCTCTGCTAACGCCTGCGAGACGACCCCAGGAGAATCTTCCACAAGTAACAAATCCAGTTGCAGGAATATCTGTAGTTGTTGTGGTTGATAGAATGTCTGCAAGGAACTCTGCATTTGCCGCAGCAGCAGAGAAGTTACGGACGATGTAAATGTTATCAGCAAATGTTGTTCCTACACCAACAACTGCAGCATCTTGAGAGTTGTTGATGGAAGTTACTCCACGACCAACAATCGTATCTGCAATAAAGATTGGATAACCATTCTGGAAGTTTGAATACTCATTATTACTTGCAGCATTCAAGAAGAACTTGATACCCAGCGTTCCATTTCCACCAGTTCCTTGAGCGGTTGTGATACCTGTAACGATACCAGATCCACCCTGAACAATATCAATTGAAGTAACATTTTCAAAGAGGATGTTTGCTGTTGGTGCAAGAACCAGTGGAGGATTAGATGTATTATATCCAAATCCACCGTTGGTGATATTTGCAGTTCCGCTCAAAGCACCATTTACAACTGGGATCGTTGCGGAGGCAGTTGTTCCGACACCAACACCAACTGTAGGTGGTGCAGAGAATGTGACTGTTGCTGATGTTCCAACATAACCCGAACCACCGCTGACGACTGTTAGAGCACTAATTGTTCCACCAGTTCCAACAGTCGCAGTTACTGATGCAGCAACTGGATCTCCAGCACCACCATTAACAATCAAAGCATCCACATCATCTATAACTACAGTTGATTCATTCTCTTCATAGTTGAAGAACTGTGCATTATCAACAAAGATTTCAGTATCACCAGATGCTAGATCACCAATAATTCTGGCAGTTGGATAGATGTGTGGTTCAAGAGTAGGTCTTGTCTTATAAACAAAGTTATTATTGATAAACTTATCAACTTTTTGCTTATGCCAGTCAAATGGTCTGAAGACCGTTTCACTAATTCCTTGACCAGGATAAAGATTAGTTTCAACCAAGTCAGAAGTAACAATACCAGCAACGCTTCTGCGATCCTGTGTAACAACTCCAGGTGAGTTCTGAGGAGTTCCACCATATTGTTGAAGTTGCAGTTCATCACCTTCTTTGATAGTTTCAAGGATTTCATTAGAAATACTATCAACTCCGCGTGTTCCTCTGTAGAAGAAGATAGAAACATTATCTTCTGGTTTTGGTGCAGTCTCAAATGTAAATGTTGTACCACCAGTAAACTGATAATGAATACCAGGTTCTTGGATAACACCGTTGATGAAGATCAACAGAACTGCGTTGAGATCCAACTCGGGATCATCTCCAAGTTCAAAACTTAGTAATTCACCCTCATAGTATAGTGGGAATCTTGTTCTAGACCCATCTTGAGAGTTGGTAATAGGATCAATAAAGTCCAGTTCACCAAATGTCCAAGAAGAGAAGGAATCTGAGAAAGTATCAAGAACTTCCAGTTCAAAATCAGCAACAGGAGATGCAAGTCCTGCAGCAGTCACCAATCCAATTGGTTTGAACTTATCACCAGGCAGGAATCCATATCCAGGTCTCGCAATCTTAAAGTTGCTGACCTCAAACAGAGTTGATCCGATACCAGTTGTAGATACAGCACCAACATCAAGAGTAACAAGTAATCCCTTACCAGTTTCTTCTGTTGCACCAATACCACGACGGAATGTTCCAACAACTTCTAGATTTTCGTAGGATGGTGCGGAAATACTTACAATTGGATCTGTATATCCAGATCCACCAGCATTGACTGTGAAGATCAAGGTTCCACCAGCACCAACAACTGCAGAAACATCTGCACCAGATCCAGGCGATCCACCAAACTCAGTGATTGCAACTGCAACTGGTCCGCGATATCCAGATCCGTGAATATCAGTTACTCCAAGACCAACAGACTGAACCGCACCAGCAACGACAACTGCGGTTACAGCAGCACCTGCTAATGGTGCAAATCCTTGACCAGGTGTGGATCCGAGAGAAACAATGACGCCACCTCTAGGCAATTGGTTCTTATTAACATCAGTATTGGACAGAATCAAC